CGCCACAGTATTGAATACCCTTTTGTTGAAAGGTTTTCTTAATCATACCACGATTTGCAGTAACCTTTCTATCTAGTGATAGGTTAATACAGCAATATCCAAGACGAGTTGTTTCATTTATCATAGATCTAATATACTAAATAATTTTCATTTTTGTGAGCTCTTCACACTTTTCAAATTCTTCTTGCCCTTCAAAATAAACTATCATTTCTTTTAAGAGGTCTTCTTTTTCCTTTTCATCAAATGGAATATCATCTGGCCATGTAAAATCGTTGGATGCAAGGTGTTTATACATTTCTTCCATCATATCAATGTACATGCTTTCTAGAGCAGCTTTATAATCAATAACTCGCATTCTGATAATTATTTGTAGCTTTACGAATTACTTCAATTACATCGATTGCATCGTCTAATCCATCATGAGTAACATGATTTTCTAATCCAATTCTCTCTTTACACTTTCCTAAACCTGGCAAAGACTGATCAGTTTTCCAATCGGTAACAAGTACAGCTGGATCAATAATTCGGTTTCTAATTTTAACTTTAGTGTTCCAAGTTGGAATTAGGGTCTCTAGCCAAACTTTATCAAACGATGCAAAGTTTTTTCCGGCCGCATTAATAATAACCCTGTCTCCATCAACTTCACAACCATGAAAAGCGGCCCAACTTGCAAATGCAGTAGCTACCATTTGTGGAGTTAAGATATTGTGTTTTTTACGATATTCACCTCGTTCTTCTCTTGGAATTTTTTCCATGCCAGCAATAATCTCAATAAGATTCATGTTCATGTTAATTGCAAAGGCTGACCCTGAATAGTGTGGATGCTCAATTACACAATTAAATTTAGGTAATTCTGAAATTGGCTTAACTTCATTTGTGTCTTCAATTACTGCACCAATTTGTAGTATTTGACAGTTTTGTGGGTCTAACCCAGTAGTTTCCAAATCAATTGATATGTACTTCATTTCTTACGTTTTATTATATTATACTAATCTAAGATATCCCATGGCAAATCATCATCCTGAATAGGAGTAGACTTTTTAGGCGTACTCGGAGCATCTCCAAATAAGTCATTCATAATTTCATCATCAGTCATATCTTGCTCGTCTAAAATATTATTAGATTTTGCAATATGAATTTGAGTTGCTTCAATTGTATTGAAATATTTGATTTGGCCGCTAGGACTTTCCCATTTACGACCGGCTAATTTATAGCCAACTTGAATTTGATCTCCAGGTTTTGCAAAATCTAGCATTTCGCATTTTTCTTGGATTGCAACAAATGTTACATACTGTGGGTACTTATCATTAGTCCCGACTACAAATTCTCTTTTTTTGAATTTGGCTGATACAAATTGAGTATCATCTACATTAATTAGGGTTCCGTTAAAGGTTGACATATTAAAAGTTTGGGTTTGTTATTTTTAAATCGTAATCTGAAAATCCAGCAAATAACTCTCTATCTGCTTGAAGTCTTGCATCAACTGTGTGGCCTGGCATAACTCTTTCTTCAAGTCGAGTTTTTCTAATTTCTTCTTCAATATCAAAGAATATTACAAATGATTTTGCACGATCTTCTTCAGAAAGATGAGACAGTCCGCTTGGGGTCATAATAAAAACATCATCTCTATAAAACTGTTTAAGAGTAGTGCCGTATGACCAACCATTAAAATCAATTACTTCATAAAATTCATCTTCATCTTTCATTGATTGACACTGGTCTTGACTAAGAAAGAAATAATCCTTGCCGTCCTTTTCGCCTGGTCTTGGTGGACGTGTTGTATAACTTACGGCGTAAGTCATGCCTCTTTCTTCGAGGCGTTTTCTCATGAAATCTTTACCTGATGCACCAGGTCCTACTAAAATAATTCTTGGCATTATATTGTTCTTGTTTTTTCGTAAATTGCTTTAATAACTGGAAATCTTAAAGAGTGCTGACCGTGCTGGTCAGTTGTTTCTTCAAAATATTGAACAGTGATTGTTTTACCTAAAATTTGATCTGGGTTTTTATAAAATTGACGGCGCTGTTCAATTGAAAAACCTGAACCAACTCTAACTTGATTTCCTTTATGTGTAATAAAAATATTTCCAAGCATTTCTTCTTCAATCTCTCGGCCATCTTCGATAACTCTGTGAGTTGAGTTTTCAACACCTTCTACAATATATTCTGCATCCCAAAATTTCTTGACTTTAAGGATTTCATCGCTACGTTTTCCAATATATTGTGTGTCTTTTCTTAGCATTAGACCCTCCCAACCTTGAGCAGTCGAATTAGTAATTTCAGTTTGTAGCTGCTCTTCTGATTCAATCAAAGTTTGTTTTAAGATTGTAGTATTTTTTAAGTCAATTCCACTAAATATTAAAGCAGCAATTGTAATTCGATCCTTAAAGGTTCTATCAGTTGAAGAAGTTTGAGTATTAAATTCCTCCAAGGTTAAGCAGTCAAATACCAAATACTTAGGATTTTTAATTGTATGGTTTTTGCGACCAATTTCTTTAATAATTCCTTGAAAATCTTCTTGACCCTCAGCATTCATCATACAAACCTCACCATCAAGAACAGTATCAATTAGGTTTAGTTTTTTAATGTCAGCCTTCAGCGTATCTAGAGTTAAAAACTCATTGCCGCCTCTAGAAAAGAATTTAATTTCGCCTGTCTCATCAATTATCGTAATGCAGCGGACTCCATCTAGTTTACGACTCATATACCAATGATCTTCAAGCCTTACTTTCTTTTTGGTTTTATCGTCATATGGTAGAGCTAGCGCAACGTCAAATGTTGGAATAGTTCCTGGAAGAACTGAATTAATTAGAGTAGTTGTAGCACGAGTTTTTAGGTTGCGATCTAAGATACTATAGATCACTTCTGAGAACTCCAAATTCTTAGCTATAAATCCATTAACACAAGCAATTGCAGAGTTGCCAGTGACACGACGTTCATTCAGGTCGTCTAATAATTGGAACAAGTCATCGTAATTATCGAAGATAAGGTCCTGATGTTTCTTTAAGTTTGCTGGAGTAACATAGTATTGCTTAAATGGAGAATACGTATATTCCAGGATCTTTCTAAGAAATGGACTATCAAATTGACTAAGTACTGCTTTTTTATCATTAGTCGATGATGTTACATTCATCGATTCAATAAATTCCTGAATTTGCTTGAGATTTGTCATATACTTATTATACAAAAAAGGAGACCAATTTGGTCTCCTTTCGGCATATAAAAGACGCCAATAAATTAGGCGGGAGTTTCCTCTGTTTTAGGAGCCTCGACTGGAGTTTCAAGAGCTTTAATTGCTTTATCCAACTCATGAACTTTTGAATAGGCACTGTTTAATTGGAAAGAAACTTTAAATAATGCTTGTGCATTATGCAAACCTGTGAATTTTGCTCTATTTAAAAAGTAAAGACACGATTCGATACAAGCGGCAGGTAATCTAACTGGGCTAACCTCAGAATTTTTACCTTCTCCTTTATGGTTTTCAATTTCTCCCAATAGCATGTTATGATTTTGTAGAATAACGAAAGCTTCGTTTGGTCCAGTAAATTCAACACTATTTTTTAAGAAATTTCTCAACCACTTAAGATCATCTTGCGTCATAGATGGAACATCAAAATGACCACGACGTTGTGCTTTAAGACTTTCGATTTCTGATAATTCTTGTTGAGGTTCAGTTACCTCGGTAGATTGATCCATAATCTGATCAACTTGTTCTAAAATTTGCTCTTCTTGAGTTACAGTTTCGTTTGACATAAATATCTTTGTTTTTGTTAAGATATTATACCAAACTCTATTCGATAGTTTCAATTAAACGTTGAGCAATTATCTGTTGAGATCTTGATAATTTTTCAACTGCTTCTTGGAATGGAATAAATCCAGCCCAATCTACCTCCTCGGCTTGTAGTTGTTCTTTAGGTAATTTAGGCGAATCGAGGCCAATTTGTTCAAGACTCTCAATGTGTACCTCAAAATAAGCGCAGCGACTGTGAGGAATACCGCGACGGTAAAATACAAAATATTTCTCATTTTTATCAATTAGTTCTGGATCTACCGTAACCCCGGTCTCTTCTCTAGTTTCACGAATTGCGCAAGTTAAAAGATCTTCACCTAGTTCAATTCCTCCTTTAGGAATTCCAAAAGGTTGATTTTTCCAACTTGCATTTGATGGATGAATTAATAAAAGCTTTCCTTCCCAGATAATAGCGAGGCCGGCTGCTCTAATTTCAAGCTGCTTTTCGCTTTCTGCTAAATAGTCTGTGAAGGTAAAAATCATTTATTATTTACATCTCGCTTTTTTTGAATGTACTTTGCTTTATTAATTTCAGAACGACGCTTTACACTAGGCTTTTCGAATTCTTTACGGTCACGTAAGTTTTGTAATTGCTTAGTGTCAATAACCTTTCGCTTAAGTATTTTTAGAGCTCGCTCTAATGAGTCTGAATTTTTTATATCAATAATTAGCATTAACTTAAATTTGTTTAAAGTCAACATCAATTAAATCATAATTAACTGAATAAAAATCATCTTCTAGGATTACCGCAGATTCAAATTTTGTTCCAATTAATTCTTGGGCCATTACCCCTTGATAATATCCCTCTTTATCTTTATATTTAAATGAATAAATGTTTAGACCGCTTTCTGACGTACCTATTAAATTAATATCGTCCTTTAGTCTAGAGTCCGACATAATTCCACCAACGGCTGGGTCATTGGGGTTAGATTGAGTAACTTTTGCTGGTGCAGCTGGTATGCTACTTAGAGCCTTTTCTAAAACATCTCCACCTAATGCATTCAAATCTGATACAGCCTTAAACCAAGCCTCATCGCCAGAACCCTTTCCACCATCTGCTTCAAGCGCACTAATCGGAAAAGACTTTCCATTTGTCGATTGGAGTGGAGAAATATATTTTTCATAAGTCGACTTCCACTCTGAACTAACTTCTCCTAATATGTAATCGCTTAGACTTAAACTATTTGGAATATTAATACCAGCAGTTTTAGCATAACCGTTAAGAGTATTTAGAGCAGATTGTCTTAGTCCTATTAATATTGCATAAAATGCTTGGGCTTCAGATGTATCAAAATTTGTACTGGACATGGCCTTTTCTACTTTATATGAGATGTAGTCATAACCAGAGGTAAATGTTGCATCCTTTGCAGGATCTCCTTTCTTACCTACTACAGAATTACCTAAGTCTGCGATTGAGGCAAATGGCACAGAATCTATTCCGGGCGCAAACTGTGAATATATTTTATTTGTAACTGGCCAATACCCAGCTGTGTATTTACGAAGTGAGCTAGCATCAATTGTCATATCTTTTTTATTAATAAAGCCAGCCGGCTTAGTAAACACTTCGTAACCTTTACTTTCTAATTTGGTTTTAATTAAAGAGTATAGAGCCGGGCTCTCTGTTTTTAAATTAAACATTCTCATATAAAAATACCAAGATAGGTTGATACTTCTTCTTGAAAAGGAAGATACTACTGCATTTAATTCAAGCTCACTACTTGGAACAACGCTTACATTAGTCTTTTCAATTTTACCGGTTGCTAAATCTATAATCTCAGACTGTCCGCCCAGTCCAGTTATTGTAAGCTTGCCGCTACCAATTGTATAAGTTCCACTATACAAATACGGAATATCCGTTGCAGACTTTTTCCAGTGAACTATTACTTCCTGTCCGCCTTCTGTTTTAAAAATATATTCTTTATCAGTTTTAACTGGAGTTTTACTTGTAGGAGAATATACTTCTCCACCAGTCGAAGTCCATGCTACAGCCCAAGGCCAAGGTTCTTTAATAGTTTTATCTGTTCCAACTTTAACTCCATCTTGATCATGTAGAATACTGCCTGGTAATTTCAATAGAGATACCCACGGCTCCTTATCTTTAAGTTCAGAGCGAGTGTCAGTAGGAGCGGGATCAGTATCAGTATCTGTGTTAGTATCATCCTTTCTAGTTCTCCTCCCTTTACCGTCAGCTGGTTGTGTAGTTGGAGTAGTAATAGTTCCACTTTGAAGAGCGCTAAGATCAGGTGGACCTTGCTCTAATAAAATAGATATCGATTTAATTTTCTTCATTTTAATAAAATTTTATTATTTATGCCTTTTTATAATATTCAGTTCGGTAAAATGTAATAGCTTGTGCTAAATCATTATCCCATCCAAAGCCCTTTTTAACTAAATCTATGTCAGCTTGGATTGGTCCAGTTATCGATCCGGTCTTTCTCTTAGACATGGCTAGTAAATCAGCGGCAGTTGGGACTCTATTTAAAGTCGGTTGGCCAGAAATAGGAGATTTAGTTTGTTTATCTAGTAAAATTAAACGTAAAATTCCAAGGGCCGAATGTATTCCAGTAAAGTTTGGCGTAAAAATCTTAGCTGTTCCATCTGCATTAAATGCACCAATGTTAGATGTATCAAATTCAAGAATAATATTTCCGGTGCTATCAGTTGCCTTCCATGCAGAGGCGTTCTTAAAAGAATCTCCAGCCGCAGTAACTAAGCCTGATGAAAAGGTTGGGTGTAATTTATTATTTACAAATATATCTGCATCAGTATAACCAGTACCTTTTAAAATTTCAATAAGTTCCTGTTCATTTTCGATGCTAGTTGGTCCAGCTAAGCGTGCTGTTTGCTTTTTCTTCTTTGCAGCCAGTGTAGCTTGATCCATAGCCGAACCTTGTCCAGCAGCAGGTTGACCCGAAGCAGGCTGTCCGCCTGCCGGTGCGGCAGAAGCAGCGGCTGTTACCGAATCAATAAAAGTTTTTAGTGTTGGATATGTATCAGTTTCAACCTCTGATCTTGGAATTAGCCCGTTATTTACTGCATAAATTAACCAAACTGACATAATTGAAACCAATTGAGTTTTTGTTAGTTTATCTAAATCGTATGATGGACCAACTTTATAATCAGGATCTCCGGATTTATTTAAGATCTCAGTAAATGCAGACTTAATGTCAGGGGTATACGAATCAACTTGGCCTTTAACTAATGAATTTAGTGGACTTTGTGAACTAAAAAATTTACTAAGCACAAGCATAACTGGAGACATGTCTCCTATCTTAATTATTTCATTATCTTTTAGTAGTACATCTGGTGAAGCTGGATTTCTAAATGTACCATTGACGACTTTTGTAAAATACACCATACCGCCATTAGGTTTTCCACCAGGTCCGGCCTTTGGCATAATTGTATTTAATTCCATCATTGTAAGCTTGGAAGTAGATTGAGCCGAAGTTGTAGTTGAAGAAGTTGTAGAATTAGTTGAAGCTTTGCCAGAAGAATTTATAATATTTGCCAAATTTTGCTGGATTGACTCTCCGCTTTTTCTTGGCGTAGAAAGAACATGAAGGGCTGTAATATTATTTGAGCCAGTTTTTCCTAGTAATTGCTCTGGATTTACAGATTTTACCGAATCATCTGTTACATTTTTAAATATGTAAACGTGGCCCTCTATACGGTTTTTTCCTCCAAGAAGACCTGCCTTATTTGAAGGATCTGCTGAAATTCCAACGGCAGCTGGGCTAGACAAACTATTGATAGTTGTCTTGATTTGATTAGCATCGCCTTCAGTTGAATTTATAATGTAATCTAAAATTGATTTAGGCGTAATAATTGAAGTAGACTTCTTAGGATAAGTATAAGAATATGCAAATCGCTTAGGCACAAGTCCATTTAATAAGTTATCTTCTGGACGACCTTCTAATTTAAATTTAACGTCTTCTTCTGCTTCAAGTATTAATTGGTTTAGACTAGTATAGTTTTTCATAATTATTTAAATAATACATTTGGATTTACGTCCGCGCCAAAAAAGTTTGGCATATAAGACGGGTCTGCTTTTACTTTAGCTAATTCAGATTTAATCCAAGCAATTTCAGTTGGATTTGGATATAAAGAAGGTTTTGAGAGTCTATCGGCATTTGCTGAAACCTTATTATAATAGCTTCCATATAAATCCATTAATGAATTAATTTTATTTACAATAGAGCCTTCGTATGATATTTCTCCATTTTGAATTTGTGCTAAGTGATACCATAATCCTCTAACTCCAAGATCGGCATCGAGTCTAGCTTCTGCAATTAAATTAGGATCAGTTCCAGCATTAAATTCTACAAAAATTCCTTCCGTTGAATTATTTACTCTCGGTACACCAGTTTGATCTAGAACTTGATTAACTGCATCATCATTAGCAGTTGCGCTCAATGGAGTAGCTCCAGTTATCTCTTGAATTTTAGAAGTATTATCACCATGTCCGCCGGTATCAGTCAAAGTTTGGGTCGCAGCTGCAGTGTCGATAACTTGAGCTGGAACACTTAAACAAATATCATTAAAGCTCTTAGGACCAATAATTGCAATAAGCTGTGTATCTGCAATCTTTTTGGTTTCAACTGCTACTTCCTTTTTTAATTCTTCAGTTTGGATAGTAACGTTTGTATTTTGTTCAACACTTCCCCAATTACTGAACTCTGAGCTAGCTTTAAATTCATCTTCAGTTTTAGTAGCCTCTGCTAAAAATTCGTATTTGTATTTAATATACTTTAATCCTTCATTAAATTCTCCAAATCCTTTCTTATCAGCAGTCTTTTCTGGTCCAAACATTTTACCAAGATTACCAGTAAGAACGTTTGCGCCCTTTGCCATAAAACTAACTGGGCAACGCAATGCTGCGCCGATTAAATATTTTGCAGTAATAAGGCGGTTTCTATTAAATCTTCTTCTTACTAAAGCTATACCAAGATCTCCCAATTCATCTTGAAGTTTTGCAAATTTTGCAGCAGCTTGGGTTCCAGCCTCTGACAATTTAATTGCAATTTCAGGGTTTTTTGCAAATACTCTAAATAGTTGAGTTACGCCTGGGCCAGCATCATTTAATACTTTGACTGTTTCTGGGTGGCTTACTAACCAACCAAAAAATTTCTTAATATTTTCGGGATCGTCCTTTAAAGTTTTAAAAATATCTGCTGATAGACTTGTACCCTTTCCACCAACTGCTGCGGCTGACCAATATTTTGCAAGAACCTCTCCGCCAGCCTCATCTAATTTAAGAAGACCTTTTACAAACAATTTATTTGATTCCATTTCATAATAAACAGCTCTCATTTCATTGTCTAGCATATCAAGCTCAGCTTTTTCAATGGGCTTTTTCAACTTTGATCTAAAATCGATAAGTTCATTTTTAAATTTATCAAAGTTTGCATCAACTGCCTTTCTAAATAGGTCTGGATTGGAAGCCATTTCCTTAGTAAATGCAAGTTCTGAACTTGCAAGCATTTTTCTGAAAGGAACATGTTGAGCAATATCTCCAAATTTTCCAGCTGCAATTAACTCATCAATATTATCTGTAATTTTCGAAATATCTCCAGTCTTTATTAGAGATGCAATATCCTCGCCGCCTTTAAGTACGGTCTCGCCACCAAATTTTTCTAGATTTCTAGCAACTGGTGTGATTACTTCATCAACCCAAGAAATAAGTTTCTTTCCTAATGCAGTACTTCCACCAAATGTAAGCCAACTAATAGGAGGCATACTTAATATATGGCCAATTCCTAAAGCAATACCATGAAAAACTTTAAGCATAATTGTACCAACTGATGACATTCCATCTAATACAACCTTTGCACCAGAGTCTGTAGCAAGCTCAGCAATAAGTTTTTCTTCAGCTTTACCTGTTTTAATAATAGATTCAAATGCTTTTTCTAATTTGGCTGCATTTTTACCGTATTTTACCGCTTTTGCTGCATCACCAATTCCAGGTAAAAACGCTGCAATTGCACTAATTCCTGCATCCAACCAGCGTCCTCTAAACATGTAAATTATAGCATTTAATCCATCTGCAACAACATCAATTGGAAATCCAAAGTATGATGCTGGAATAAATCCAATTAAATCTAATAAGAATTGAAGAATGCCAATTGGCGAACTGTCTTCAGTTAACGCATTCCATAAACCAGCTAAAAAATCAACTACTCCTTCATTAATTGAAGTATATTCATCGATAATTCTAGTTATTTGGTAATTTGATTCAACGAAAAGATTTTCTCCAATAAGACCCTTAGCAAATAGAGTATGCTCGATTTGGGTAATTTCAGACTGGTTAAATCCAACGCTTTCTAATGAAAGCTGATACTTTCTAAAATCTGCAGTATCGGTTGCAGTTTGTACGTCCTGAATTCGGATTGCACAGTTTTCAATAATGTTAATAAGAGACTCTCCAAACTCATTAATAAATGATGATAATCTCTCCGCGTCCCCAGGGTTTAGTGATAATACAGATTCCCTAGATTGAATATATTTTGATGCCATTTAATAGTAAGGCCATTTTTCTTTATTTATCTAAATGGAAACAGATTTGAAATACACTTAGAATAGATGGAAGCTCGGTCAGAAGGGCTAGAGTCTTTAAAAAATGCCAGAATTTCTTCTAATTTAACCAAATCTGTAAATCCAAGAGCTTCATGAATACGATAATCTTTATATGAGACTGGAATCGCGCCAAATATAAGGCTTTCGTATACCCTGGCTGGATAAAATCCGCGTTCTACATAAAGATCCTTTGAAATATTTAAACTAATAGTTGAACTTGCATATTCATTCCAAATATCAAAACGATCGTATCGTTTAATTAATTTAATATGTCTTTCTGTAAACTCTTCTGCTAAAGTTGGGTCAAGCTTTCCAGCTACTGATACCTCATATTTTTTTCCAGTAAATGATTTAAACTCTGCAGAATTTTTAATTGCATCAACTACAATTGGATTTTTTGCATGACCTGCTTTATAATTTCCAAATGAAATATTTCCATAATAAAAAATCTTATTGTTTCTATCAAAACGATCTGTTTCTTCTAACCAAACCTTTTCGCAGTCTTTAATAAAGGCCTTTGATATGTTTGGATAGTCTATTGATGGAATTTCAAATGAGATTCCTTGAGATTTGCAAAATTCCACAAACTCTGGTTCTAGTGAAAGATCTGTATCTAGTATTACAACCTTATTTGCCTGGCCACTTTGAATCGCTGCTGTAATAATTAGTTCAAACTGCTTAGCATCAGTTAATTGTTTAGTTAAAGTTGAAAGATTTCTAAATCTAGCCTTTAGAAATATTTTTTCATATCGACCCTTTTCAATATTTTCCATAATTTTCGGAAAACTTAAATTGTAGGAACGAATTCTTTCTTTGGTAAATTTTTCAAAAACTGGCGTAACTGGGCTCTTTGGCCAAACTGGAGATTTTTGATCTGCTCCAATCGAATCATGTGATAAGTAGGAATAAAAATCGACTTTATCTACATGATGAGAAAGACATAATTGATCAATTAGACCAAGTTGATAAAATGTGTGACCTGGAATATCTGTTGAAAAATCACCTAGATATCCAAAATATGCATATAATGCAGCTGGGGTATTCATATTTTTATTATACAATAGTTTCATCATAAGATTACAAAAAAGGCCGAGTTTCCTCGGCCTGTAGGTCTAGATCAACTTAAATTAACCTCTCTTTACTGCTGCAAAGTGAGTAATCCAAGTTTTAGTATTTTCAACATTAGGGCAAACATAAATGTCATCAAAATTTGCTCTAAAAATATCTAAGATTTCATTGAATTTTTCAACACGCCCTTTAGAAAGATTACGATAGTGGAAATGGTATTCAATAATAGCAATTCTGATATTTGACCAATCTTCTACAGATTTAATCAAATCGTATTCAGCGCCCTCTACATCCATTTTTAAGCAGGTTGCTTCTTTAAGGGCTTCGCTAAAGTTTTTAGCAGGAACTGTTACTTGAGTACGACCTCTAACTGGAAGTAGTGAGTGTTTACCTGAATCCCAAGCTAAAAAGAAGTCTACATTTTTTGTATCATCGTTTGGTACAAGTGCAGCCTCAATCATTTCACAACGGTCAGCTACGCCATTTTCTCCAAGATTAAGTTCAGCAAACTCAATATTATTACGAAAAGGTTCATACGACAAAACTTTCTTAATTCTTGGAAACTGAGTTAGCAAACGAGTAGCAAACACTCCAATATGTCCACCTGCATCTAACCACACGTCTTCCTGATCTAAGTCTTCTAACTGAAATTGATGACCATTAGTATTCCAATCGGTTCTAAATAATGGACTAAAGTATTCCCCGCCTGTAGCAGTTTTACTGATGTTTTGATTAATATTGTATTTAACTTCATCTTCTGAACGTACAAATAAACTGTAATTAAAATACGGTGTGTCTTTTTTGGTATGGATTAGGAGTCCGCGTTCTCTAGCTTCTTCTAGACTAATCAATACGTCTGCTGTTTTCTGTTTTGCCATGTTACTACTTTAAGTATGTTTAGATTATTATACTAATAAAAAAGCCCGAGTTACCTCGGGCTCTAAAAATATTTAAAATATTAAAAAATTACATAGTTTCAACTTCTGGCATAATCTCGTCCTCTTTAACGGTTTCGCCATTGCTTAATTGATATAAACCATCTGCAGTAACTCCGCTAATTTCAACAGGTTCACCATTATGCATTACTTTATCGCCGATTCCGTATTTAGAACCGTTTGAACCTAACATAGGATCAGTTTCTAAACTATCGTCTAACGAAAGATATTCATCCTTAAGACCTACAATACTTGAATTAATTGTATGTTTAAGAGTTTCCAATTGATCTTGAGTTTCTTCATCTGCTTCTGCAATTACTGAATCTAGTTGAGAGATAGATTCTTCTAATTTTGCAATATCAGCTTGGATTGCAGATTTTCTTTCGTTAACGCTTTTAATAAATTCTTGTCTTTCTGAAAGTTGAATTGCAAACATATCGCTTACGTCATACTTAAATGTTTCAGCAACATATTTATGGAAGCCTAACGTATCATATTTCTTAAGACCTTGTCTGTCTAAAACAAAAATACCAGATTTTTCAGTATTAATAGCATAACTTTGAGCACCTTCAGTAACAAAGCGTTGAACGAATTCAAATTGAGCAATCATATTTGCATTTTCTAAAATCTTTGCAACATTTTGTTTAAATGAAATAGTTTCAACAACTAAAGTTTTGTAAATTTCAGAGCTATTTAAGTCTTCTGCAACTTTACCATTGATTTCAAATGAAACTTCTCCTTCTGGAGAAACTTTAAATGCAATAGTATTTGCTTTACCTTTAGCTTCTACACCATGTTCAGTAGGTTTAAAACCTAAATCAGTGTAAGCTTTTGCAGTTTGAGTAAACTCGTCTTCTTGTGGAAGAGATGAGAAGGGAACCATTTCGGCTTCTTCTTCACCATTCATATCAATAATATGATTCTCGATTAAAACTCTAACTCCGTTTGCAGTTCTAGTATAAACTCCAACTACTGGATTAATTTTAGTTGAGCTATTACCTGAACCTAAATTAAATCCTCCGTTTTGAGAAGATTCAAATTGTGAAAGTCTATTAAGAAGATTTTTGATAACTGGTTGAGCAGTAGCTTCTGCTAAAATCATAGTTAAAGCATCAACTGAAGTTCTACCTTCAAGAATTGCTCCTTCTAGTTTTTCGCAAACTTTTGCATAATATGCGTTTGGTGCTTTCTTTAAATCTGCTATTGTATTGAAGATTGCAATAGTTGCACGATTTTCTGATACATATTTAGTTAATTCAGCAACCACTGACTTAACAGTAGAGTCAAACGAAAATGGTGCAAGTTTAGTAATAACTGATTCTACCACGATTGGCTCAGAATTTACAGTTACTGCTTTTTCAAGACCTAAAACAACTGTTCTAAAAATAGGGTCTGCATATGCTGCAGATTCTTTAATTTGAGCAATCTTTGGAAGAACTGCTGCGCCGTTTTCGATCATTTTTAATTTTTTAGCTGGAGTATTTGACATTTCGTTAAATTTCTTAACGATTGCATCAAGTTCAGTATTTTGTAGTTTTTCACTAACTTCAGCTAGATCGGCTAGAGCTTGCTCGATGTTGCCAGAAGCATTAACGTTGGCCTCAACGCCAGCGACGAACATCTGTAGCATTCTGCTTTCAGATACAGCTTGTGCTGCTTTTAATTCTTTGATTAAGTTTTTTGTTAAGTCGTTCATTATAGACGATCTATTTTTTATTATTTATCTGTGCCTTATATAGCGATTCACTGGATTATTGTAATTGATTAGAATTGAGTCGTTATATCATCTCCGGTAAATCTCCCGCCTGATCCAGGTCTACCTAAGGACCTTCCATATCCAGTCGAGAGTGGTTTAACTTGTCTGATTGGGTTAGAATCTGGCGCAGTATCTGACGTTGAGTTTGATGCCTGAGAAGTTTGGTACTTAATACTATTTTTTCTAAGGTTTGCATTTTCATCCCTAAGCTGATCAACTAAAGTAGAAAGCTCGTCAAGTCTCTTTCTTAAAGTTTCTTCAGCTTTAATTCTAGTTTCCTCTGCTGTGTTTTGAGTAGTTGCCTCAGTTGCTCCGTCTGGCTTATACCATTTTCCTGTGTATAGGGCAGTTCGGGTGCCGTCACTTCCTACCGATACAATATAGAATTTTGTATCTTCTAACATAAGAATCTTAGACGTTGTTGCTACATCAAACTTAAATAGAATTTCTCCAAGATCAGAATTAACTTCAGACTGTTTAGTAGTATTTTTAACAGTAACTCTTGAATTATCTGTTCCAAAAACTAATTCAAATGATGAAAATTGTGTAAGATCAACTGTTCTAATTACAGGATTACCTGAAGTATTTAATTTTTCTTGTTTTACTTTAAATTTAAAAACATTATCAAATGGACTTACTATAATAGAAAGTAAACCTTGACCATATGCAACTTCAGTGTTTTGACCACTTCCAGTCATTTTACTGCTTTCCGCTAATAAAATGCTATTATTTGAAAATAATACTGGAACGTATTCGGTAACAGTTCGGATTTCAATTTGAGGCACTGTTTCAACTGATTGAACTGCTAAAGCCGCCTGATTAGTCGAAGTAGCTGAGCGGTTTGCTTCAGTTTCATTGTATACTTTAAGTGAATCTGTAACTTTAGTAATAATTAAGTTATTAATTCTATTAGAATTTGGTTTATCTGCCAATTCAAGTTTACTTAAAGATTTTCCATACTTATTTGGATTAACTACTACTAGAGATCCAGTTCTAATAATTTGTTCGTTTGTTGTTCTATTAACTAATCTAACTGAATAGTCAATTGCCATGCTAACTGCCTCATTTGCATTTTTTAAAATTGGTCTATAAATTAGAGGTTCATCAAAATTACTTTCTTGAAAGAATGTTGCGTCACCACTTTTAATAAATGATGAGCCAATTTGTTCAAATATTGTAAGCTGGTGAAAGATTATCCAAGATTGTCCAGTACGTTTTTCAAGTATACCAATAAATTCTTCTGGGAAACCTTCATTCCAGGTTGCATTAAATTCAATATAATCTCCATCTAATGCTTCTCTAATTTTAGCACCAATTAAATCAAATTCATTTGCTTGACTTACTTGAGCGACATATGCTTGATTTACATCATATGTTGAATAAACCTCGTCTGCTGTATTAAAGGCTGGGCCCTCTTTACATTCAAATAGATTAACTGTAATTGGATTGTTTTTAACTAAACCTACACCAGTTGCCGTGCCATTTACCGTAACGGTTGTTGCTTTATATTCAAAAGTAATCGCTGGATTTGGTGAAGTATAGAATTGCTCATCCATATTTTTAATAGATGGTACAATTATATCAATATATCGGTCGTACATTGCATTACCAATAATCATTGGTCTGGTTGCAAATAATAAAACATCACCAAGTGTAGTTGAATTAATTAGTATGTTTGCTAGTATTAAAGCATTACCATTATTCATATCTTGTCTAATTGATAGTACAAGGCTAGAAAAGTCATCAAATTGAAAACCAGATGCAAAATGGAATCTTACTCGATCTGCAATAATTGATCCAGCTGGAATTAATGTTTCAGACGCTCCAGGAACTTTACTAATTGCATATTCTGTATAGTTTGGAGAATCTTCTGAGTCTAAATAAACAAATCGCCCGCTATTAGTTGACAGCGGAACTGCAGTCAAATCTTTAATGTTTCCAGTTTCATATAGTGCTGAATCTGGGTTGTATAGGTAAATCTCTCCCTCGCCTAATGTTAATGCATAGAACGGAGAATTAATTAAAATCGGACTTGCCGGCGATAATGATTCATACTGATATTCCAGTAAACAATAATCGGTTAATTTTATAAATCTAGACTGCATCCGTGATTCAATTTAATTTTTATAATTACGATAGAAGAGATTCTAATGTAATTTTTGCATCGACCTCTCCTATATTATCTATTAACACATGCTCACGCTCTCTTAGTGTTTCCAATCTGCTTAGCAAAAGGTCTTTTTGTAATTCTAGACTAGAAGCCAGCATTTCAAGTTTTTCAAGCTCTTCAAATATTTGAGAATATTCTGAAACTATAAGTTTGGCTTCGGTTTTAATATTAATAGGTACTTCCATTATTATGAGATTTTAACTTTTAATTGACCTGACTTTAGAATATTTAGCATCTGTAACATATATCCGGCTAAGGCTGGATCTCCAGAATTTACGGAAACTGTATTAGGTTGCATTCCATCGGCAGTTGCAGCTTGGTTTGGTTGTGGCTGATTTGGTGTAACCTCTTCTATTGGTTTAGGCTGAGGTTGAACTGGAGAAGTAGAGGCTGCTTGATTAACAATATTGGTTTGAGATACGATCTTTGAATTAGACTCGGCTACATCTGTGAGACCCTGTGCAATTGCTTTATTAAATGTCGGCGGCTCGACTTCTTTAGCAGGAGCTAACGGATTACTAATTAAGGATAAAATTGCGGCTGGGTCGTTTGAGCTAAGAGTCGCTGTTGTTTGTGCTTCTCGTTTAGTTTTTTCAATTTCGGCAGTTCTTTCAAATTCTTCAACTGCTGACGTAATACCTTTACTAAATGTATTTGACAATTCTCCTCCAGCAGCAGAGCCGGTTGCGCTAACTACATCGGTTTTAAATATAGTCGATAAATCTCCACCTGATGCTATAATAGAATTAACGTCAGCTTCGAGCTGATTTTCTTGTTGACTTAATGCAGTTCTAAATAAATCTAAGCTTACTTTGGGTTTATTTGAAACTGTCTCTTCTGGAACAGTAGTTAGAGCCTTAGTTGAAACAACGTCTGGGGTAGTTTTAGTAGATTCCTCCTTTGCGCTAGAAATATTTTTGATAAGATCTTCTAGAGCGGCAACATCCTTTATTGATAATTCAACTTTCTTTGGTTCAATCTTTACAAGATCACTTGTAATTGACAGTGAATTATTTACTGTATTTAGCGTTGAATTATTTACAGTTGAGTTAGGTTTAGGTAGTCTTTCAGAAAGAGTTGATAGGGTATCAGAAAGACCTGATAAAATTTCATCGGAATTAACTATAGCAGATTGACCGGCAGGTAAAGTTTTTTCAGTAGCAGGACTCAATGGAGAACTTGCTGTAGAAACAGACTCTGCCAAATTTAAATCTGGTACAAACCCTTCGGGCTGCATTAAATCCATTAAATTTGGAACGCTTTGCCCAGTGGTTTTCAGGGTTGGATTAAGTGCTCCTAGTTCTAAATATAGACCGCTCATTAAACTGCTTTTTGTTATTTATCGAAATATCCAGTAAAACCAAATTATGCAAGTCTTCCCGGTAGATTCAATAATTCATCCTGTTCAGCTAGAATTCTAGCGTTAGATTCTTCTATTTGTTTATTAATAATAGTTAAGTAGATTGAATATTCATAAAATGGAAGCGAATACAATTGGTCCAATGGTTGATTCAGCTTCACCGCCAAGAACTTGTTAGTCTCAAACAAGTTCACTAAATCCAGCTGAAATAAGGAAAAGATCTTTGACAGTGAAGCTGGAGTCCAAAAAAATTCTTGATTCTATTTTGGCTCCACATTTAGGGCAGTCATCCTTTAAAATCTGTTTTTTAGATTTTTGGATAGCATCTGCAAATTTAGTAATAAATGTAAATTTGTTAATATGCCAAGTCAAAGACTCTTCATTTAGTGCAGAAAACGTCTGTGGGGTAAGACTGTCCCAATCTCCAATCAAGTATGGAACTACTTTTAAGAAAGCCTTATCTATTTTTTTACCGGCTCGATTAATATCTAAGACAATATCTCTAAGTTTTTGCATTGTACCTAGGGTAGGTAAAAATAGATTAAATGAAGTATTAAGTTTTTCTGATTCTACTCGATATGCTTTAAGCTCTTCAGAATAAAAAACTTCAAGCTCTTCTGGAAAATCAAATGCACTCAGCATTGAACTTGAAATAGGTTTCTTTTCACTGTATGGCTCGTTTTCATCGCATGCACATTCAAACTTATGAGGAATATAGTTTTCTCCATTTGGGAAAGTTAACTCTTGTATTCTAAATATAATATAGAATCTATCAATTTCCAAGATTTCTTTCCAACTCGCTGGAACTCCATCAATTGTTACAGTTGCACAACGTTCTAAAATATAGTTTAATTGGTCGTCTACTGACAATAAGTCATTTTCATCAATGGTTGACCAATGACGAATTTCTGCAACAGTGGCAGACCTAATTGAAAGTTCAAATCCAGGAAGATAATATTTTCCCTGACTTGGTAGAAATGATAATGGAATACTCTTTAGTCCTAATTGATTTGGTACAGAGACCTCTGGTTTAACCGAAGCCGCTTTTTTGGCCTTTGGACTAGGTGCAGAATTTTCTTGTTGAATGTCTATCTCTTGCATTGTATTAATACTTGACCTTTTCTAGTCTTGTATTAAAAATTGCATAAAAGTTTTTGTATGGTGAGAGCTGGCTTCGTTAACAGTCATTAGCGAAGCAGGATAAACTTCAACTTTTTTATTAGACGCAGAGTCTCTAATAAAAGCTCTAATTACTTGGTTCTTTCTATCTAATTGAAATCCAATAAATCTTCCAAATACTTTATGAGATCCTCCCTTTTGGTGTTGAGTATTTACTTCAACGCCGCTAAGTCTTTTACCAGGTCTAAATTGATCGTTTAAGTCATTTATTAATTGATCAAATTCTGATGTTTCAACCTCTTGCGGAAGAGAAAGATCCGCTAGCGGCAAAAGTTTAATTGTAATACCTGGAGTAAAGTTTGATTGGGATGCAACAAAACCAAAATCTCCTCTTCCTTGAAATGGAATACTACTTATAAAGTTATTCTTTTGTCCATATGACATTACTGGTCTCATTAGCAATCACAATTATTTGGATCAACATCAGTTTTTGTCTTAATTAATAAGACACTAACTTTAACGCTGAATTTTGAACTTGGGTTTAATAAAGTTAAGGTGTTTATAATCTTAGTTGGATCAGTAGTTGCCTCTGGTGCAAAGTACATATAAGCTTGTCCTATTGTAAAGTTAGATGGGCTGCTTCCACCATTTGTAAGAATCATAGAAATAGATCCAGTTAGTAGATATTCAGAAGGATTAATTTCTGCACCGTCTTCATCTAGCGTAGGGTAATTTACATAGATAATAACTCCCTTTACGTAAGCTTTGTTTGGATTTAAAACTTCAACAAATGTTAAACTAACGCTTCCGCTAGTTGCAGTAGCAGGCTTAGATAAAGTTACAGCCGTTCCGTTAACTGCAGTGACAGTAGTTCCATCGGCAATTCCACTTCCAGAAACTGTACTACCGACTCTAATTGCTGAATTAGCTGAAGCCGTAACTACAGCAGTGCTATTAAGAGTCGTTGAAGAAACCGCAGTAGTTCCACCAACTAAACTGTTAGTAAATACCGTGGCAGTTTCGCCTTGACATATTTCTAATTCCTGTTTAACATAAGAATCCGCAGGATATGCCAATTTACCAAAGTCACAAAGATCAGCTTGGCTAACATTTTTGTCTACTATTGAAAAACAGTTGTCAATAAGCCTAAGTGACTTTTTAACAGGGACTGGATCGCATAATTTAGCCATAGCCGAATTGACTCTTTTATAGCTTGGATCACCTTTAAATTTAATGTAAGACATTAGCCGAAGTTCTTTTTATTATTTACCTTCGATTTAGGAAACAATTCCTCTAGAGATTCTTTCATCTGCTGAAAGTCTTCTGGTATCTCTATCTGGAACTTCAAGTAAATCGATATGCTTTGGCTTGGTTAAATCAACTTCAATTGGTCCAGTAGATTTTTCCTGGCTCACTGGAGTCTTTTTTTTAACTTTTGGCGCTTTATTAGGAGTCTCGACTTGGACACTTTCTTGGACAGGCTGTCCAACTGGTTCCATACTCGGTTCTTCTATAATAGAATCTTCTACAATGGGTTCAGTTTGAACGGTTTCTGGGGTAGGTTTAATATAATCAACAAGAGACTTAATAAATCCTAATGCAACAATTGGCAAAACTGCGCCTGATATAATTGCAAGAATCCTTTTTTGATAGATTAGATCTTCTTCTTGAAGTCCAAACAATTCAATCCAGCTTGTAAAATTTTCAAGATGAGAAAACGCATAATACGTATTTCCCATTGCTTGCATTGCAGTTAAAAGAATAAAGAGACCCCAAACAATACCTTTATTCATTTTTTCTAAAATAATAAGAGATGCTAGGGATGCAGCTGCACCAACTTCAAAGCCAATTGCAAGAGAAACTGCTAGCCAAGTAGGATTTGATAATTTAAAAAAGTCGATTACGTGAATCGTAGAAATAATTGATACTAAGAGGTATAAAGTAACAAAAGAACCAATTATAAAGTAATGGGTTGCTTTATTTTTCATTATTGTGCTCCAAGTTTTTTCAATTCAGCATCAATCTCAGATTGACGTTGAACGTCTAGCATTTTTCGGTCAGTCGCCTGAATCATGCGTTTTTCTGCTTTAAGACCCTCAATTTCAAGGTCCTTTTTTGTTGCTAGCGAGTCTAGAGTAGTTAATTGCTTTTTAATTTTAGTAACTTCACGGTCTACTCCGCAA